TCAAATCTAAGAAAATTTTTAGGAGTCTAAAATGGCTGCCGAATTCACTGAACGCAGAATACAAAGCAATGGTAATACTGTCAATTTTAATATTGACAGAACGCAGCCGTTTGTTGATGTTCAGAAGAACGGCCAAACTCAAAGAATATATGGAACGCAGGAACAACTAGACAGATTTCAAGGTAAAAAACCAGACGGTACGCCTACACTAGACTTTCCTCCTAAAACAGGTATTCCAAAAGGAGTAGCAGTAACTTATGGTCAAGATGCAGAAGGTAGAGTTACGGTTGAACCACTTGTACCTGGATCAGGAAAAACACTTGATGAAATTTTAGAAGGTGCAGCCGATTTAGATGCGTTCGGCGGCGCAGGAGAAGATATACCGCCGTCATCGTCAACAAAAAATGTAAATCCAGGTAAACAGGGAACAGTTATTCCTAATCCTCTTGAGCAGTTTGCATCAGTTACCCCATTATGGACACTAGCAGTATTAACGCCGAAACAGTTTAACAAACCATCATTATATAGAACAAAAGATTTATCTTTTGCAGCACAAACAGAAATAGCAACAACTACTGTTGATCCGGTTGCTGACTTCGACGATGGATCGAGATCAGTTACACTAAAAAGCAGTATTATATTTTCATCTGGAGGAAGAGGCGATGCTACCCGTGCAACAACTGTAAATGGGTCGCCAGAATATTTTATTGACAATTTTAAAATGATGTCAGTTATTGCTCCGTCTCCAGCGACTGGTAATACTAATGCAATTAATTTTGAATTTGGTATACTAGAGCCTTACAGTATGGGATTGCTCTTACAGTCTATGCAAAGTGCTTGTCTAAAAGCAGGTTACAACGATTATCTAGAAGCACCTTTCTTACTAAGACTAGACTTTAAAGGGTATAATGACAAAGGGCAATTTATTAAGTCAATAAAACCTAAGCACTTTGTAATGAAATTTAAAAAAGTAGAGTTTAGTGTTAATGAAGGCGGCAGCCAATATTCAGTCCAAGGGTATCCTTATAACCATCAAGGGTTTGCTGATACAGTTGATACAATGTTCCAAGATATTAGTATTGGACCACAACCTGATGCTGATCCTACAGTTTTTTCTGTTCTTGCTGACCCTAATAATGAAAAAAGTTTAGTTCGTGTACTAAATGATAATGAAACTAAAATGATCAATCAAGGAAAGTATAAAGTTAGAGATCAGTACGAAATACAATTTCCTGAAAGAACATATGATTTTGTTCCTGTAGATAAAACTACAGAACAAACAACAATGACTGTAGCTCTCGATACCCCACCTAATAGAAGATCAGTCGGCAAGCAATCTAGCCAAGGAGGCTCAAACACAACTGACGCAGGTGTAAATCCAATAGGAAAAAGTACATTTGATTATTCACCTAAAAAAGGCGGTAACTTTGCATTTAGAAAAGAAGATGATGTTGTTAATGAAGAGACCGGTCGAATTGAAAGAGGAAAATTAACTATTATTCCTGAAGAACGTATTTTTAATTTTACACAAAAAATGAAAATTACAGACATTATCACACAGACTATTCTAAGTTGTAGACACAGTCATAAAGCGGTAACAGGCGAACTACCGATTACAGAAGAAGGATATGTTAATTGGTTTAGAATTGATGTGCAGGTAGAATTTTTAGAATATGACGACTCAGTAGGCGACTTTGCTAAAAAATATACATTTAGAGTTGTTCCATATCTTGCTCACGCAAGTGTATTTGGAAACACAACATCTAAACCGCCAGGTCAAGAAGAATTAAAAAAACAAATTGTAAAAGAATACAACTACATCTATACCGGTCAAAATGCTGATGTTATTGACTTTGATATTAAAATCAATAATTTGTTTTATACAGGAATCAATCCTTCAACTGAAGGTAATACAGAAAGTGAATCTAACCAAGATAATGCAGCAACAGCCGAAGAAACTGCTTCTAGTACTCCATCAAATACAGGTCCAGATCCTAAAGCACAAGTTAGTAATTTAGGAAAGAGTAAACAAAAAAGAGATCCTGGAATGTTTAGTGTTTTTAAAGGTGGTTCAGGAGCAAAGTCAGTAGAACAGAAAGTAGCAGAAAACTTTCACGATGCACTAGTAAAAAATGCAAGTGCAGATTTAATTCAAGTAGAATTAAAGATTATAGGAGATACTTTCTGGTTAGTAGAAAGTGGTCTAAGCAATCACTTTGTTCAAGCAGCACCTGCTGCACAGTTTATGAATGATGGAACAGTAAACTATGAAGGCAATGATGTTTTTATTAGAATCAATTTTAGAACGCCTGCAGATGTCGATCCTAAAGGTGGACTTTATAAGTTTAGTGCAATGTCTAAAAGGAGTCCTTTTAGTGGAATCTATAGAGTATACAAGTGTGAAAACGAATTTTCCGGGGGTCTGTTTACACAGACATTGTCGTGTGTAAGAATGCAAGGTCAAGTAGAAGATTACGACGGAGAAAATATTACTGAAGATAAAACTACTGCGTTAGCAACACAAGTGGCAGAGAAAAAACCACCTAAAACTAATCCTGCACAAGAATTACCTCTTGCAGATAAACTTGCACAGGCATTGGGCTTTGGCAACCTCGCAGAGTTACAAGCAAAATTTCCGGCTGGTCCGGCAGATAAACCTAAAGAACCTGAAGGACCAACACTTACTGAAAGAAGAAGACAGTCTAATGGAGTTTTAGTAAACTTTAATATTGATAGAACTAAACCGTTTGTTGATGAAACAGATGCTGATGGAAACATACTAAGGATTTTTGAAAGTTAATGTCTACGCAAAGAAGAACCAGATATGATAGAACAAGAGGCGTCGGACTAGGATCCGGTGTATATGTTGCTTCGGTTGTTAGTGTAATGGATCCTACTTTTAATGGTAGATTAAAGGTTACACTATTAAAAGATCAAGGTAACGAAGTAGGAACAGAGAATCAAACATTCCTTGTAAGTTATGCTTCGCCATTCTTTGGAATGACTCCATATGAAGCACAAGGTAAAAACTTAGAAGATTTTAACGATTCTCAAAAATCTTACGGTATGTGGGCAGTGCCACCTGACGTTGGAGTAAAGGTTTTAGTTTTATTTGCCGATGGTGATCCAGGTAAGGGGTATTGGTTTGCTTGTGTGCCACCTAGTTTTTCTAACCATATGGTGCCTGCAATTGGTGCTACAACAAATATTGCAATTACTGACGAAGATAAAAAACGCTATAACACAAAACAACCGTTGCCTGTTGCAGAAATAAACAAACGTATTAATGCAACAGATCAAGAAATAGATGCTGAAAAAATCAAAAGAGCTGTACACCCTATTGCTGATAGATTTTTAAGACAAGGCACAATTGAAGATGATGTAAGAGGCCCTAGTGTTACCAGTGCTAGACGACAAGTTCCTAATACTGCATTTGGTATATCTACACCGGGTCCTTTAGATTACAGTCCGGGTGCCAAGCGTATGAATATTGGTCCTACAGAGTCTCAAACAAGAACTCCTATTCCTGTAAGCAGATTAGGCGGAACACAGTTTGTTATAGATGATGGCGATGATAGATACCAGCGAAAAACAGCACCGGGTGTAGGTCCTGTTGAATATGCAGATATAAATGCAGGAGAAAAAGGTTTAGTTGATATTCCTTATAACGAATACACAAGAATTAGAACAAGAACAGGACATCAACTGCTGTTACATAATTCAGAGGATTTAATTTATCTTACAAATTCAGGTGGTACTGCTTGGATTGAAATGACAAGTAACGGCAAGATAGATATTTACGGTGCTGATAGTATTAGTGTTCATAGTGAAAATGATTTAAACATTCGTGCAGATAGAGATGTTAACATCGAAGCAGGAAGAAATATCAATATGAAAGCCACGGCTGAGTATGTTTCTCCAGACGAATTACATCGCAGAGAAGAAGGCGACACAAAAATCATTCCTAAGATACAAGACGGTGCTGAAATAGAATCAGGTAGGATTCAGATTGAAAGTGCATTTAATACTAACATCCTTATAGGTGCTAATGGTAAGATTGAAACAAGAAATTATGAAAACGCAGAAGGAGTATTAACCGACGGCGATCTTGATATTAGAGTAGCAGGTAACCATAGACATACAATTAATGGTAATACTGATATCTATACACTCGGAGATAGATCAGACACACAAAGAAATTGGGATATTAAAACTGAAGGATACAACTACCTAACATCTGGTGAAAATACAGAACTTGCAGTAGGCGGAGACATATTAATGTCAGCAAGTCCAAACATACACCTAAACGGACCTGCTGCAACAGATGCAGCACAAGCAGATCCTGCGTTATCTATTACAGATTTAATTACACACGATAATATTTTTACAAATACTGTAAGTGAATGGGCAACTACTAAGTATCAGCAAGGGGCATTTAACAGTATTATGAAAAGAGTACCGATGCACGAACCTTGGGCACTACACGAAAACCAATCGCCTAATTTCTTAAATCCTTCTGATACAGATAGAGAAATACCACCGAGCGAGGAATAATAGATGGCAAACTTATATAATCAAAAGAAAGTAGCAGTAAACAAAGCATCTGTAGGTGACCAAACATCAACTACATTCACGTATAAAGGGTTTAGCAGTCAAAATGCTAAACAGGGTTTTAAACTTTATGATATTGATCTAGTTAAACAGGATCTTATCAATCACTTTTATATTAAAAAAGGTGAAAAGTTACAAAATCCTGATTTTGGAACTATCATTTGGGATATGATATTTGAACCTTTTACTGAAGAAACAAAAAAATTAATTGCTGATGATGTAGAAACTATAGTGAACTATGATCCTAGAGTAGTAGTTGATAGTGTTTCAGTTGACAGTACAGAAATGGGTATGCGAATAGAAGCAAGTATTACATATTTGCCGTTTAATGTAAGCGACAGAATGACATTTGATTTTGACAGAACAACATCAACAATAAAGTAAGCAGTTAATGATTGACGCTAAATATTACTAAGGAATAGGACGTAATGAGCACTACATCAAGACAAAATAATTTAATACTTAATGAGGACTGGACTCGCATTTATCAGACGTTTCGTAACGCTGATTTTAAGTCTTATGACTTCGAGAACCTGCGTAGAGTTATCATTACCTACTTGCGTGAAAATTATCCAGAAGATTTTAATGATTATATCGAGTCATCAGAGTATCTAGCACTTATTGATGCTATTGCATTCCTTGGACAGAGTTTATCTTTTAGACTAGATCTTGCAAGTAGAGAAAATTTTATTGAATTAGCAGAGCGTAAGGAAAGTGTTCTAAGAATTGCTAAGATGCTTTCTTATAATGCTAAACGTAATGTTCCTGCAAAAGGTCTTTTAAAGTTTGTTAGCGTTACTACATCAGAAGATGTTGTTGATAGCAACGGACGTAACCTAGCACAACAAACAGTTCGTTGGAACGATCCTACAAATACTAACTGGGCAGAACAGTTTATTCTTGTGCTGAACACAGCAATGAGTGACAATACAGAATTTGGTAGAAGCCAAGGTACTGCTACTATTCAAAGTATTCCGACAGAGCAATATAGATTTAGATCTTTTTCAGCAGATGTTCCAATTTACTCTTTTAGTAAATCTGTTGCAGGCCGAAATATGGTGTTTGAATTAGTAAGTACAACTTTTAAAAATGCAGAAGAAATTTATGAAGAATCACCAACTCCTGGAAACCAGTTAGGTTTTGTATATAGACAAGATGGTCAAGGACCAGGAAGTGCAAACACAGGATTTTACTTACAATTTAAACAAGGTAGTTTAGAACTTGCAGATTTTAATATTGGTGTTCCTACTACAAATGAGCGTGTTGCAGTAGAAAGTCAAAACATTAATAATGATGATGTTTGGTTGTACGATATTAATCCAAACGGATCACAAGGAGCCGAGTGGTTAAAAGTTTCAAACCTTATCGGAAACAACATTGCATATAATAGTATTGTAGGCGGAAGTAGAAATATCTATGCTGTCAATACAAGAGAAAATGATAAGATTGATTTGGTATTTGCCGATGGAGTGTATGGAAATTTACCACAAGGTAATTTTAGAACATATTATAGAGTAAGTAACGGATTAAGTTATACAATTTCTCCTAATGAGTTAAGAGGTATTAATATTACTGTACCATATCTTAACAAGGCAGGCGCAAGACATAATATTACTATTGGGTTAGCATTACAACAAAGTGTAAACAGTGCAGCACCAACAGAATCGATTGATAGTATCAGACAGAATGCACCTGCAAATTATTATACACAAAATAGAATGATTACAGGAGAAGATTATAATCTTGCTCCATTGTCTACTTCACAAAATATTTTAAAAGTAAAATCAGTTAACAGAACTTCAAGCGGAATTTCACGTAATATTGATATTATTGATGCCAGTGGAAAATATGGTTCAATCAATGTGTTCGGAGACGACGGATACATC